GTAAGAGCTCCTGAGAAGCGTATTTTCTATATGAACGTAGGTGGTATTCCTCCTGCAGAAGTAGAGAACTTTATGCAGAAAGCTATCTCTAAAATGAAGCGTACTCCTTATATTGACCAACAAACAGGTGAATATAACTTAAAGTACAACATGCAGAACTTAATGGAGGATTTTTATATCCCCATGAGAGGTAATGATACATCAACTAAGATTGAGACTTTAGGAGGATTACAGTATGATGGTATCACAGACGTAAATTACTTAAGAGATAAGTTATTTGCTGCTTTAAGAATACCAAAAGCATTCCTTGGATACGATGAGAAGTTACAAGGTAAAGCAACTCTTGCTGCCGAAGATATTCGCTTTGGTAGAACAGTTGAAAAACTACAGAGAATCATGGTTTCTGAGCTGTATAAGATTGCTTTTGTTCACCTATACATTCAGGGCTATAGAGATGAATCATTAACCAACTTTGAATTATCATTAACAACTCCTTCTATCATTTATGATCAGGAAAGAATCATGCTATTAAAAGAGAAAATGGAATTAGCTCAATCAATGATGGAATCTCAATTAATTTCCTCTGATTGGATTTATGATAATATTTTCCACTTAAGTGCTGACGAGTATGATGAGATGAGAGAATTAGTTAAGGAAGATGCTAAGCGTAAATTTAGATTATCTCAGATTGAAAACGAAGGAAACGATCCTTTAGAGACTGGAGAAACTTACGGTACTCCTCATGACATCGCTTCATCTTATGGTAAAGGTAGAGTCTACAGTAGACCAGGATTAGTACCTGATGGATACAACGAAGATGAACCTAAAATGGGCCGTCCAGAAGAAAAAGCTTCAAATATTAACACTACCAACGATCCTTTGGGGTTAGATAGATTAGGTAAAAAAGCAATGAAAACTGATGACCAGCAGGGTTACGGTAGAGATAATACTTCACCATTTGCATTAGAATCAACTAAGAAAGAATTTACAAAACATAAGAAAGTTCTTGATAGTTTAATTCCAAAAAAGATGATTTTCGAATCAGAAAGAAAAGCAAACGGATTATTAGACGAGAGTCAAATTAGGGAATAAACTTTTAACATATATTTATTATAAAACCATCGATAGATGTCAATAAAACATTCAAAATTTAGAAATACAGGGCTTCTTTTTGAACTTCTGGTAAGGCAGATCACCTCTGATACGTTAGAGGGAAAGAATTCTGCTGCTATCAATATTCTTAAAAAGTATTTCGTTAACACTGAATTAGGAAAAGAATATAAACTTTACGAGCAAGTAACAGCCTATAAAAACTTAAGTGAGGCTAAAGCTGAGATGGTTATTAATACACTAGTAGAGACCTCAACTAAATTAAAAAGATCTGAAATTAGAAAGCAGAAATATAATTTAGTTAGAGAGATTAAAGATACTTACAGTGTAGAAAAATTCTTTAAAGCCAAAGTTACCAATTATAAAGTATTCGCAGCTTTAAACAACCTAATTGAAAATCAATCCTCAGATAAAGTAGCTCCAGAAACTGTAATTAATAATAAAATTACAATCCTTGAACACTTAACAAAATCAGCTATGATAGCTCCCGCTGATGAGTTAATGGAAGAATACAAAGGCTACGGAAAAGATATTAGAATCTTAACATACAAAATGCTTCTTGAAAAATTTAATGAGAAGTACGATCACTTAACAGTAAAACAAAAAGAGGTTTTAAGAGAGGTAATCACCTCAGTAGATAATACAGACAAGTTAAAAGAGTATTATAATACAAGAATCGTTGAAGTACAGCAATTACTTCAGAATAAAACTAACGGTATTAAAGACGAAGTACTTAAGATTAAAATTACAGAAGTTCTTAAGTATGTAAAACCTTTAGAGAAGACGGAAAAAGTTACCAACGATGCAATCATTAACTTGTTACAATACTACGAACTTGTTAATGAACTATAATGGCCACCAGACAACAGCTAAAAGACGAGCTTAAGAAACAGCTTAAAGAAGAGTCAGCCTCTGGAGCAGCTGGTGCCTATAGCACACCCTACGCTTTTAATCCAAATAAAAACGCCCAAGGTACTTCACGTAACTACTACTTAAAGATGGGCTGGAAGCTTGTCAATAAGAATAAAGTACGTAAGGCAGCTAAGGGGGTGGTGTATAAGGATCTTTGGAAATAAACAATACCTATTTATAACATATGAAAAGCCTACAAAATCAATACAATCTTATCAAAGAAGGTAAAGGCAATAAAGAACTCTTCTTAAAAGAAGCTAAAGCTCAATTCCCTCAATATATTTCTAACGTTCAAACGTTCGATCAAGTTATTCACTCATTAACTGAGAAGGGTATTCTTAGTGAAACTTTAATGTTAGGAGGAGTTGCACAACCTAAAAATCAAGACTGGTTTAAGATCTTTAACGAAAATGTTAAAGCTGACCTAAAAGACACTGACAAAGAGGTTGAAGAAATGGAAACTAGAGGCTACAACTACAAGGAGAAGAACAACAATAACATCTCTACAGCAGAAATGCTTAAGGGTTACTATGTTGAAATGAAAGATCCTAAGAATGCTGAAAAGACTGAAGAGCAAATCAAAGCAATCGTAGTTAAAAACCTTGAGAAAGATCCTTTATTCTACGTTAAAGACGGTGAATTCGGAATTAAAGGCTTAGGATACAAATCAGAACACCCCGGCCTACCTAAAGATATCTACGGCAACTATGCCCTTGGTATTGAACCTAAAGTAAAATTAACAGGTAAGTACAAATCATCTGGAATGGAACCTGTTAAATTAAATGAATCAAAGCATAGTGATGAGGCTGATTTAAAAATATACAAATCAGAATTAAATATGCTTAATAAAATTAAACCAACAGGTGAAAAGCAATTAAAAAGAAAAGCAGAATTAGAAAAGAAAATTGCTGATTTAGAAAAGAAAGTAACTTCATCCTTAAAAGAAGGAGAAGAGGAAATGTATGTAGTTTATAGCTACCCAGACGGAAAAGAAGATCAAAAAGAGCTGTACCGAAAAGATAATTCACTTCGTGACGCTAAACTCCGAGCTGGTAACTTAAACATAATGTATAAAGAAGACTCTGATATATACAGCTATATGAAACAATCTGAATGGGAGGCCCAATACGGTCCTTTATCAGAAGATAAAGCTACATTATCGGAAGCTAAGAAAAGAGCTATTGAAAAGCATATCAAAGAAATTGAAAAGATGGGTGAAGTAGCTGCTTGGGAACATAGAATCAATATGATTCAAGAAAAAATTGAAGAGCTCACTAATAAAATGACTGTAACTGAAGGCGACGACGTTAAGGATATGGTGGATAAGAAAGCAGTTAAAGAGTTAAAAAAAGATATTGCCTTATTAGAGAAGAAGAAAGCTCTATATGAAAAGCAAAAAGCTAAAGCCGGTAAAAGAATAACTGACAAATCTGCCATGCAAACCGCAGCCGGCGAAGGTGCTACTGTAATGGAGAAAGAAGAAAAACCTTTCACTCCTCCAACAGATCCTGATAGAGAAAGAGTATTCGCCTCTATGAAAAGAGACACTGCTCCAAAACCAAAAAAAGAATCTTGGTCTGGAATGGTTAGAGAATTAATAAATACAAAGAATTTAAAAGTAAAATAATGGATAAGAACTTACTTATTGAGACTATATCCTTCCAACCTAAACCTCTGAAACTATCAGAGGCTAAGGGTAGTTCTGGTCTTCCATTAGTTGAGGGTACTTTAGCAACTGCTGAAATAAAGAACGGTAACGGAAGATATTACAGTAGAAAAATTTGGGATAGAGAAATCAATAAGTATATGGATTCTGTTAAGAATAATAGAGCGGTTGGTGAGTTAGATCACCCTGAATCAACTGTTATTAATCTCAAGAATGTATGTCATAACATCAAAGATATTTGGTGGGATGGTAATAATATTATGGGTAAGATTGAAATATTACCTACTCCTTCAGGAAACATTTTACAAGCCCTTATTAACTCCGGTATTACCGTTGGTGTATCATCTAGAGGAATGGGATCAGTTAGACAGATGGGAGAAACATTAGAAGTTCAAGAAGACTTTGAATTACTGTGTTGGGATTTTGTATCCACTCCATCAAACCCAGGCTCCTGGATGCACCCACTACACGAAGGATTGACTAGAACCGTAAATCAATATGATAAAGCTAATGAAATCATAAGAGAGATCTTATGTGCTCATGGTAGCTGTCCAATATTCTAACCCCTCTTAGGATAGCATCCTTTGATTGACCCTCCCTTAAAAAAGGAGGGTTTCATATTTTTGGTGAAAACAGATATATTTATATTTGTATGTACTACGATCAATGTAGTACCAAAAAAACTCTACAAAACAATTATTACGCTCTTATTAATAAGCGTATTTCCCAAAAAAAACTATTATTAGGAAAATGACAAACAGAGACTTGTTAAAAGAGGCGATTGCTGATGCAAAAGCTGTAAAGGAAGTCGCTATCACTAATGCAAAAGCTGCATTGGAAGAGGCTTTCACACCACATCTTAAAGAGATGTTCGAAAAGAAAATGAAGGACATGGAAGACGAGGAAGAAATGAACGAGTATGCTGAAACTCAACCTGACCGTGATATGGACGGAGACGGTGACGTTGATGCAGAAGATGTCAAAGCCATGAGCGAATCTGAGCTAGAAGAGCTTTTAAGAGAATTAGACGAAGCTGAAGAAGAAGAGTCTGAAGAATCTGAAGAAGAAGAAGGTGAAGAAGAGGAAGGCGATGAGGATGAAGTTGAGATCGACCTTGAAGAAATGACCGAAGAAGACTTGAAGAAATTTATTGAAGAAGTGGTAGACGAAATGATCGAAGCTGGTGAATTAGAAGCCGGCCACGAAGGTATGGAAGACGAAGCTGGAATGGAAATGGAACCAGAAATGGATGCCGAAGAAGCTCCTGCAGAAGAAGAAGCACCTATGATGGAAATGAAAGATTCAGAAAACTTAAGTGAAATTATTGACCTATCTCCTGATCAAATTGCTATGTTACCAGGACTAGTTGCCACAACGCTTGGCGGTTTAGTAGGCGGTGGAGCTCTTCTAGCGTACAAGGATGAAATCATGGCTGCTGTAAAGAAGTCTATTAGTAAGGTAGCAGGTGAAGGATCTAAAGAAACAACTGAAGCTAGTCATAAGAAAGACGACAGTATGAAACACATGGAAGAAGAACTAGCTGAAGCCATCGACACCATCACTACATTGAAGTCAGAATTAAATGAGATTAACTTATTAAATTCAAAACTTCTTTACACTAACAAAATCTTCAAGGCTAAAAACCTTACTGAAGCTCAGAAAGTTAAAGTATTAACTGCTTTTGACAAAGCTGAGACAGTTAAAGAAGTTAAGTTAGTATTCGAAACTCTAAATGAAGGCTTGGAAAAAGCCGCCAAGAAAGAGTTGGTAAGAGAAAGCAAAGGATTTGCTTCAAAAGTAATCGGATCTTCACCAAAACAGCCTGTGGTAGAAGTAAATCCGGTATTCGAAAGAATGAAAAAACTTGCAGGCTTATAAAAAAATAAAAAACACTACACATTAATACAATGTCTAACGTACAACAACTACTCGAATCTGCTAACCCCTGGCAGAGTTTGCAATCTGACGCTGCCAGATTGTCAAAAAAGTGGGGCGCTACCGGCCTTTTAGAAGGTATGGGCGGCGAAACTGAAAAGAACAACATGTCAATGATCCTTGAGAACCAAGCCAAGCAATTGGTTATTGAGCAATCTCAAACTGGAACTGGTGCTAGCTTTACAACTGGTACAGGTGAACAGTGGGCTGGTATCGCTCTTCCTTTGGT